ATGCAAGATCTAGGGTAACTATTTCAGAATGATTTCTATAGAAATTGTCAATGAACTAACTAATCAAAGTAGTGTAAGTGAACTGTTGAAACGTTCATTCTTATACAAATCTGCTGGGGAAATGCCTTCTCTAATATCTAAAAATGTAGAACATTTGATTGAAATAGAGAAAATAACATATCTAATTAATCTAATTGAGAACCCCAAGTTTTACATACTGGCAAAAGATCAAGAAAAGATAGTTGGGTTCGGTATAGTTAGCGAGTCAAGTTTACAATACTTTTACGATTTGACTTGGGTATGTGTTGATCCTGATTATAGAAATCAAGGTCTCGGTAAACAAATAACTGCAAAAGCAGTAGAATTTGCTAGCAGTCGTGATAGAACAATTATAATTACAACAGAAATTCCTAAATTTTATACAGATTTAGGATTTATACAGTTAGGATCTTACCGCCCAGGGTGGTACTTAATGTCATCATCCATACTAAAGGACAACATATGATTATTGGAATTTCAGGATTAATAGGCAGCGGCAAAGATACTGTAGCTGATTATCTAGTGAATGTGCATGGGTTTCGTAGAGAAAGTTTTGCAGGAACTCTTAAGGACGCAGTATCAGCAGTATTTGGTTGGGATAGAGTACTGTTAGAAGGTCGTACTAAAGCGTCGAGGGAATGGCGTGAGCAAGTAGATCTATGGTGGGCAGAACGGTTGCACATGCCTCACTTAACTCCACGCTGGATATTACAATACTGGGGTACTGAAGTAATGCGTAAGGGCTTCCATGATGATATTTGGATTGCCAGTATTGAAAATAAAATACGAAATCTTAAAGATAATGTGGTAATTTCAGATTGTCGTTTTCCCAACGAACTTACAGCAATTAGATCTTCTGGAGGGTTAGCCATTAGAACCAAGCGAGGTCCTGATCCAGAGTGGTTTCATGCAGCAGAAGTAGTAAATGGTGGCCCTACGCAGAATTTAAGTTGGGCTAGTAATAAATCAGTACTAGATACTTATAAAGTACATGCCAGCGAAACTGCCTGGGCGGGAACAGAATTCAATCATGTACTAGACAATAACGGCACAATGGATGAGCTATATGCTCAAGTTGACTCTTTAGTGCTGGGTATTAAAAATTCTCAATGATCTGGTTCAAGATCACCTTGCTTCCAAGGTAAATCAGACTTAGCTACATCCACTACGCAATTTTGACAAATTGTTTTAAGATTTTGTGCTACATTGTTATTTAGATTTCCATCTATATGAACCACTAAAAGCTGTGCGGCCCATCTCGATCTAAATCCACATCGATCACAAACTGTTTTCTTTTTATATCCCGAGGTAGCCCACCTTGGTTCTTGTGGTTTTTTCTTTCGTCCTCGCTTTATACAGTACTCGCAACGACTACGATATTGTATATTACCATTGGGTCTATGGTAAGCTACCGCTCTAGGACGCTGATTACAAGAGGAACATATAGGACGCATGTAGTTATTTATTACCAAACCCTATCCAGTAGGGAGCCGTTGTTGGGGTCTTTTTCAATAATTTACTAAATATTGTATATTATTATAAGGATTTAAATTATGTCTAGCACATTAGTATCCCCAGGCGTACAAGTTACGGTAGTTGATCAAAGTCAATATCTTCCAGCTGCTACTAACTCGGTTCCTCTCTTAGTTATCGCAACGGCTTCGAACAAACTGTCAGCAGATGGTGCAGGCATTGCTTCTGGTACATTGGCTGTTAATGCTGATAAATTATTCTTGGCAACAAGCCAACGTGCGTTATCTGCCAATTATGGCGTACCATTCTTTTATCAAACAACTAATGGCACTCCGATCAACGGATATGAACTTAACGAATATGGTCTTCTTGCTGCTTATTCGGCACTAGGCGTAACTAATCAATGTTATGTATTACGTGCTAACATTGACCTAGCTGCTCTTTCGGCTAGCTTAACTCGTCCAGTTGGCGATCCAGATAATGGCACATACTGGTTAGACACAGTTAATAGCACATGGGGCATTTATCAGTGGAATCAAACTACTTCGGCGTTTACTAATCAAATTCCTTTAGTAATTACTAGTACTGATTATTTGAATTCAGGTTCTTCTATACCTTTACAAAGTTATGGTAGTATTGGTAATTACGCAGTGACAGCTACATACACTACAAATCCTATCTATTTTAAGCGTGGCGGACCAACAACAACTCAGTCAGATGACACAAGAATTACTGGTTTGTATAACACATGGGCACTCGTTGGTAGTACAGAATGGCAATCAGCTTGGGCGACAGTGCAAGGTACTAATACTCCAACTAGCTTAACTGCTGCTAATACATTCATAATTAATGGAACAACAATTACTGTTCCGGCTAGTCCAAATAATACAGTAACAGGCATTGTTGATGCTATTACTTCGGCTGGGTTAACTGGTGTTTATGCTGCTAATATGGGCGGTGCACTTAATTTATACGCTGATCATGATGCTACTGGTGTCACAATTGCAGTAACTGGCGCGTCTGGTAGTGGTACTGCTGCAACATTAACATTTGCTAGCCAAGCATCAGCTCCATTTACTGTTGGCAGTTCAATTTCAGTTAGTAACATTGATCCAGTTGAATATAATGGAACTTATGTTGTCACAGCCTGTACTACAACATCAGTATCGTATGCTTCTACTGAAGTCGCTGCATATGTTGACGGTGGTACAGTTGGTACACCAACCGGAACTGTTGTAGTGGCAGCTGGTACAGGAACAGTCCTTACTACATTAGGAATTACTGCAAAAACCTATACATGCCCACGATATCAAGCAACTCCTAGCTATCAAGTACCGACTTGGAGCCAAGGCGGGTCAACTGCTATTGGAGTAACTGGTTCTATTTGGCAAAAAACAAATAATATTAACCTTGGTGTTAATATTGTAATGAAGTCATATAATTCGGCGTTGGGAGTATATGTAATTAATAATACTCCTGTTTACACAGGTTATAGCGCAGCAATTTATGGCTTAGATCCATCGGGTGGCGGCGAAAATATTCCAGCTGGCGCATTGTTTGCAAAGGCTATTCCATTTAATAATAGTACTGCTGGATTTACAATTTATAAGCGTTATGTAACTGGTCCAACGATTGTTACTGGTGATACAGTAAATCAAACATTCACTAATGGTAATGAATTTACTATTTCAGCAACACAGCCGGGAACAGAAACACTTACATCTGCTACTGTAACCCTTACAGGAACTACACCTAGTAGCTTTATTGCTGCTGTAAGTTCAGCTGACGTGCCATATGTTAGTGCTTCCATTGACAGCAACGGTGCAATTGTGTTCACACACAGCGCAGGTGGTAATATTATCCTGACAAACGTTACTGGAACTCCAGTTACAGCAGCAGGATTTACAACTAGCACTTTCTTATGTTTCCAAAATTACGTAGCGGGTGTAGCATCAGGTATCACATTAAGCAATTGGGTATCTAGCCCAACATTTACATATACTGCATCTAGTACAGCACCTGATCAAAATCCAACAGACGGTACATATTGGTATTACAGTGACCCAACTCAAGCTGATATTATGATTCAACAGAACGGTGAATGGGTAGGATATCAAACTGTAACCTCTGATTCTCGTGGATATAATTTAACATTGTGTAATGCTACTGGGCCTATCATTAGTGCAACTGCACCTACTACACAAACTAATACAGCAGCTAGTCCATTAGCGTACGGTGATTTATGGGTCAACACAAGTGATTTAGAAAATTATCCGTTGTTATATCGTTGGCAAAATGTTAATGGTGTAGATCAGTGGGTAGAAATTGTTAATACAGATTCTACACAATCTAATGGTATCCTATTTCAGGATGCTCGTTGGGCTCCTAATGGAATAACAGATCCAGTAAGCGCCGCGTTACCAACAATTCAAAGTTTGTTAACTAGCAACTATTTAGATCCAGATGCTCCTACCGCTGAATTGTATCCAGCAGGTCTATTGTTATGGAATACACGCCGTTCAGGATTTAACGTTAAGACTTATCAATCAAACTATTTTAATAATAATAGTTTTCCTACATATGAGTGGGCATCTACTACAACATATACAGTTGGTGAATACGTACAATACGATAGTCTTGTGTATGCGTGTATTGCTAACAGTACTGACGATATTCCAGATGCAAGTCCATCTTTTTGGTCACTTCAGTCAGTAACTAACACATGGTTATCGGCTGCTGGTGTTCGTCCGGATGGTTCGCCATATATGGGTCGTCAAGCTCAACGTAAGATTATTGTTAGTGCTTTGAAGAACGCAATAGATACTAATTCGTCTATTCGTGAAGAACAAAATGCGTTTAACTTAATAGCAGTTCCTGGATATCCGGAACTATCTACTAACATGGTAGCATTAAACAATGAAATTAACAACGTAGCATTTAGTATTATTGATACTCCATTGCGTTTATCACCCGCTGATGTTGCTGCATGGGCAACTAATAATAACGGATTAGGATTACCAACTGCTGACGGTAATTTAGCAGCAGGCGATAGTTATGCAGCGGCATTTTATCCAAGTTGCCAAACAACTGATTTAAGTGGTAATACTGTTGTTACATATCCAAGCCATATGATGGTTCGTACAATTATACGTAACGATGAAATTGCTTATCCATGGTTAGCTCCGGCAGGTACAAGACGTGGTCTAGTTGATAATGCATTCCAATTAGGTTATATAGAGTCTATTACCGGGGCATTTACAACACTGGGTGTAAGTCAAGCACTACGTGATGTATTATATCAAAATCAAGTTAATCCAATTACCTTTATTCCTGGTGTTGGTATTACTAACTTTGGTAATAAAACATTACAAGGTACATCATCAGCATTAGATCGTATCAACGTAGCTCGTTTAGTTTGCTATATGCGTGCCAGACTTGAGACAATTGGTAAACAATATTTGTTTGAACCAAATGATCAAATCACACGTACTGAAATTAGCAACACAATTACAAGTTTACTAATTGATTTAGTGGCTAAACGTGGTGTTTACGACTATCTAGTGGTATGTGATACAACTAATAATACACCTACAACGATTGATCAAAATCAATTATGGGTTGATATTGCTATTGAACCAGTTAAGGCAGTGGAATTTATTTACATTCCATTACGTATTGAAAATACTGGATCGATTGCAGCACAGGCAGTAGCCTAAATAAATTGGGTAGGAAACTACCCAATTCATTTAACTAAATAAAGTATATCGGAGATTAACAAATGGCAACATCATCACTAACTAACATGACAGTTCCTCTAGGAATAAACGGTCAAAGTCCATCGACACAAGGCCTTTTAATGCCTAAGCTGGCATATCGTTATCGTGTTTTCTTTAATAACTTTGGTGTTAGTACTCCTACCACGGAATTAACTAAACAAGTTATGAAGTTTGATCGTCCTCATGTTCAATTTGAGGAAATTAAACTGCCAATTTATAACAGTACTGTTAAAATTGCTGGAAAACACAGCTGGCAAGATGTTACTTGCGATTTGCGCGATGATGCTGTTGGTAATGTAAGCCGTTTAGTTGGCGAGCAATTACAAAAGCAATTAGACTTTTTGGAACAAAGTTCTGCAACTGCTGCTAATACGTATAAATTTACTGTTACATTACAAGTATTAGATGGCGGCAATGGTATACAAGAAGCTGTTGTATTAGAGCAATGGAATATCTTAGGTTGCTATTTAAAAGATGTAAACTATAACTCAATGGATTATAATACATCAGAAGCTGTTAAAATTACAATGGCGATTACATATGATAATGCTATTCAGGTTAATGCACAATCTGGAGTACCAGTAGGCGTTGGTCAA